GCGTAAGTGTAGCACCAAATTTCTGCCTGGTCATTGTGCGCTTGAGGCCGTCTACGAGTGCATCCCTGCGCCGTCACGACCGACCATACGTCGGCTGCTCAACGTTGCTCGCAATGAGTTACAACAAGCGCTCTTCGAGAAACGCTTCATCACCTACAGCGAGAAGCAGATCGACCTGTATATCTACCGCGGCAAGTGGCAGTCTGATTGCAGTGCGGCGGTCATACCGCTGCTTGCACACCGGTACAGACTTAACATCATCATCATACGAGCAGACGGTGACCAAGAGCTGCGTCTCACGGTTTCCAACCAGTACGTCGGTGCGATTCAGTACCTCTCGTTGCGCAACAACCACTACACGCGCCTCAGTCTCGTTGGTGGTACGAAAGCGAAATTCGACGACTGGCCGGCTCGCCTCGGCGTTGCTGGTAAGGAAGTCCTTGACGTCAGCGGTGCGCCTGGCTGGTTTGCTTCCCTTCTCATCCAAGCTGAAGCCGTTGTTACTCTGGGCCACTACACGCCAGGACTCAAGCTTAACCGTACTCTCAACGGAGCCGAGGTCATCGCCTATCGCCACTATATGGACTTGTTTGGTAAGTTGCGCGGTCGTAAGTTTGACATCATCGTTAACGACGCTGCACGTGCTGTCAATAGTGAGCAACTCCTTGACGAGATTAACGATGAAGCCGTGAAGCACCTACGTGACAACGGCATGCTGCTTAGCAAGTCATTTGCCAACCCGCATCATTTGTGGCAGCTTGCTCACCGCTTCGCCAACATTACCGAGTTCTATGTTAACCCGGATTGCACAGAACGCTACTACTTGCTCAGTGGTTACAACTTGGGCACTACTGACTTCTTCAAGTGCTACGATCAGTGGAATAGGCCGGTTACCACGCACACCGCCTACCATTGCAAGGTCATTGACTTTGCGCACGAGTTCTTCGGACACGGCGAGTATAAGAGGTTCAAGCTTGAGGTGCCTGCTACGGTACCGAAGACGTTCACTTTCGAGGCCATCACTGGTTACGCCAGTGCTAGTAAGACCACTACGGCCATCGAAAAGTACGGAAAACACGCAGTCTTTATTGCGCCGTCGACCGAACTTCGAGCTCGCCACAACCGTGCCGGTGTCGCCAGCTTCACGCCGCATTCGTTCTTTTCGCAGAGCCACGCCAAGTACTCCCACATCATCATCGACGAAATTTCGCAGTTCTCCATCGATTATGTGTCTCTCGTTGCTGCCTGTTACCCGAAACACCGGGTTGTCGTCCTTGGTGACATCGAACAGACCGGCTACGTTAATTACAACTCAGACAAGAAGCGTAGCACTGTTCACGATGTTGGAGTGCGCAACAATCTATGCGATGTCTATAAGATCCCGCAGGACATCGCGGATTACATCAGGCTCAAGCACAACTTTCCAATACGCACGCTGTCCGACGTCGTGCAAGGGCTCGCCGAGTACGCTGGCGACATCCTGGCCTTTGCGAAGTCTCAGATTCCGGTCATCTGCTACAACAACTCCACCGCGCAGCGACTGGTTTCCGCTGGTGTTAACGCGCATACCATCACAACTTACACCGGCTCTCGTGACCGTGTCGTCGTATTCTACGTCGACGGGGCAGCGATACTTTCGCAAGCCATTAACAAGCCGGAAGTTATCTACACGGCGATGACGCGTGCGACGCACATACTGGTTCTCGCTGGTGACGTTGATCCCGTCAAGCGGTATTACCACATTCAGGGCACGCCGGTGATGACTTACGAAGAGTTAAACCAGGCATACCTGTGCCATTTCACCAACGTCAAAGAACCGGAAAACATCCCGGTCACCATACCTGAAGAACTGGTTGTGCAACCTGTGTCGGTTGACGTAGCGGTCGAAACGCTGCGAGATATCATTCAGCCGACCAACGATCCGGACTCGCTCAGTTTGTCCATACAGTCGGCCAGAATACCGGCCGTCGAGAGTGGCGTTCTAACCGTCACTGAAGACGCACTCCTCAACGCAGAGGAGACGGTCAAAGGTTATCGGTACACCGATTGTAGATTCGCTAAGCACCAGGTCTCTAATT